CTCGGCCGCAGGGAGTCTCGGGACAGCAGAAGGATTGGGCGCATCACCCGGTTTGGACGCGGGCTCGCGCTGGCGTTTCGCTTCGTCCAATGCCGATACGACCCAGTCGGGCGTCAACTTTCCCAGAACTCCTCTGGCCCAGTCGAGCGCTTCGTTGAAGTACTTCTTGAAAGTCGCGACGATGGTCAGAGAGGAGAACCACGACGTGAAGCCGGACCACAGCGTCCGCATGTAGCCGATCAGCGTGCCGAACTGCGCCCCGATCCACGTCAGGCCCTTGCCCATGAGAATCCACGCAGCGTTCCAGACGTCGCGCAACTCGTAGGTCGAGCCCTTGAGCGAGAAGGTCGCGTCGCGAAACTTGTAGAGCGCGATGGCGATACCTGCAATAGCGGCGATGGCGATACCAACAGGCCCGCCGATTGCCGCCATGGCACCGCCGAGAACATACCCGGCAGCAGCCGCGATGCCTTCTTCCGCCGCGAGTTGCCCGATGAACCACACGGAAGTCTGGAGCCAGCCCGCGAACTGGGTGAGCGCTGGAATGACCCGCCCAAGGCCCGCGAAGCCACTCAGAAACTTGCCGACCCCGGCGGCTGCTTTTTCGAGACCTCCGTTGGCGAGATCAGCCAGCAGCGGGATCGCGATCTTCGCCAGTTGCAGGGCGGCAATCGCCTCAAGAGCCACCTTGAGAGCGTGCGCATGCGTCGCGGCGAACTTGAGTGCGTCCGCGGTGGCGTTGACCGCGGTGGTGACCGTTGCGCCGAACGATGCCGCGAGTTGGGGGATGTTCGCGTTTTTGGCTACATCGATCAGCCGGTCGATGAGATTCGAGATCGCCGGGAGCGTCGCGCCCAGAAGCGAATAACCCAGCCCCTGAAACACCAGCTTGAGACGTTCCAGATTGTCATGAGCATCGGCGGCCACCTTCGCGGTTGACGAACTGAGCACGAGGCCGAACCGATGCGCCTCGTCATTCACCTTCTCTTGTTCAGCGCCATACTGATTGAGCAACGGGATCAGCCCCGCTCCAGCCTTGCCGAACAGAGTCATGGCGAGCGCTGTCTTTCCGGCGCCATCCGCCATGCCAGCGAACTTCGTGGCTATCTCACCGAAGAGCACTCCCGAGTCCTTCAAGTGCCCGGTAGCATCGACGGCGGATACCTTCAGTCGGGTGAAGACGTTGGTTAGCGCCTGATTGCCGTTCTGCGCCGAGAAAGCGCTTTTGCTGAGTTTCTCCAGCCCTTTGCCCAATGTCTCGCTCGACACGTTGCTCAGCCCGGCCGCATAATTCAGGACCGACAGAGTCTCGGTCGTCGTGCCGGCGGATTGGGCAAGCTTATAAAGCGCGTCGGCGGAATCGAGGGAGTGGGTGATGAGCGCAGCGGTGCCGGTGGCGATTGCCGCGCCCATCGCCAGGCCCGCAGCCGCGATTTTCTCCAGCGAACGTTTGATGTCGCTCGCCGTCTTCGCGGAGAGCTGGCTCATCTTGTCCATGCTCCCGGAGAACGACGCGGTGTTCGCCTTCAGGTCGATGGTGAGTGTGCCGACTGTGACGCTCATTGGCTGTACCAGGGCAATGCGAACACTTGTTCAAACCTTCGACGACTTGTCATCGCGCCATCCATCGAGAGGAAGATGGTCGCAACTCGTGTTCCCGTGAGATCGTATTATTTGAACGAAAAATGGCTGTCAGCATAAAGACGAACCGGATGCTGTGGGGGCGTGCTGCGTCCCGGTGCTCGTTGCCGGAATGCCGACGCGAACTAGTCATTGATCCCCTCGACACCGACGATCCATCACTTGTGGGCGAAGCTGCCCACATAGTTGCAGAACAGTCTGACGGGCCTCGTGGGGCGCGCGATCTGACCATTGAGCAGCGCAACACATACGCCAACCTGATTCTTTTGTGCAACGTGCATCACAAGCAGGTCGACGATCAAGTGAACTATTTCACCGTTGAACGCTTGGGCTCAATTAAAGCCGATCACGAGTCATGGGTGCGCTCAGCGCTCGCGGGATTTGACGCCGTTAAACAAGCCGACGATGAGCGATGGGCAGGCTACATTGACGAATGGGCATCAAAAGCGGCTCTGGACGAATGGCTTGACGTCACATATTCTCTGTTGCAGCCCACTCCAGAAGTAGGTCAGTTGTTCTTCAACAATCTTGCCTCACTCCGAGAATGGATACTTTCACGCGTTTGGCCAGACAGATACCCAGATCTCCGCGCGGCGCTGCAAAACTTTCTCGGAGTCGTCGATGATTTTGTCAATGTGTTCAATAGGCATTCGGAGCCAGGTTACGACGGCTCCTTTCTCCGAACCGTGCGGTTCTACAAGATCAGGGAGTGGGATTCAGAGCGGTACGAGATGCTGTCCAACCGGTATGGCTTTCATGTTGATCTGATTCACGACCTCACTTGTGAGTTGACCCGAGCCGCAAATTTTATTTGCGATAAGGTCCGTGAAAACCTCGACAGGTCCTTTCGCGTCGAGCAGGGTGTCTTGCTCGTGCGACGGGGTGCAGGCATGGACTTGATGGAACATACCTATCGACTGGAGTACGACAAAGAAGAGCGCATTATGCGCCCCTACCCCGGCTTGTCGAAATTCATGGAGATCCGTAGCTCGCGTGACTATTGCGTAGGAGAAGGCAGCGATCCCGCATATAAGCCGCCTAATCTGCGCTGAGCCTGATTGGTAACCGTTCACACGCGAATCGCGGCTCCCGCCGGAAGCCCGCCAAGAATCCTGAGAAGCTTGTCGCCGTCGATCTCCTCTTCGAGTCCTTCGTCTTCCGCGGAGCCCGGCAGTTTGTGGATCATGAACGATTCCGCGCTGAAGGGCGGCTCGGGTTTCATCATGCTGAAGTTCGCCGTGACCGAAGCGATGATCCCGGCCATCAGTTCGGAATGCTGGAGCCGCTCGATCTGCCGCAGCCGCAGCGCGTGAAGCTGCCGCGGGGTCATTTCGAGCCATTCGTCGTCGGTGAGGCGCAGATCGTAGCGGGCAATCGACCATGCCTCCAGCCATGTCAGCGGTGCTCTTACGGCACCGCTGGCGTAGGGCGTTCCGCGTCATCGGGCGCGGGCATCGATGCAGCCCATGCGGTGAGCAGCCCTTCCTGAACCATCACGATGTTCTCGGGATGGATCAGGTCGCCCACCTGTTCGAGCGTGTACTTCGCTCCCGCGCGCCGCAGGACGACATAGAGCAGCGCGCGGACGAGTTTGGCGGAGGGGCGCAGAAGGTTAACCTCTCCCGCGATCAGATTCAGGCCGGTGAGATCCTCGCACTCGATCAGCACGTTGTGCGTGACCGCGAGAGGCCAGGTCTTGCCGTCGAGTTTCAGCTCCACCTTTCGGATCAGCTTTTCAGCGATTGGCTTTTTTAGCATGGTTTCAACCTTTCCGCCCTATGGACGGGGCCGACCAGTCAGCTTCCTGATCGACTTCGAAGCAATAAACAACAGATGTGGATCACACGGGGTAGATTAAGGATTCGAGAACACGCTGCTCAGAGCACGTCCCCGGGAGGGAACACTTGGAAGGCGATACCAAAGCCAGAAGTTTCCGGAACCCTGAGAGTTTAGAGGCTGAGCGCGTCACGCGCGACATGCTCGCCGAATTTCTGAAGCTCCGAGGCTTCGGGGTTCTCGCTGACGATCGCGTCCGCAACGGGCAGACTATCGTCGCGACAGATCCGAAGGGCGACCAGCTGACGATGCGAGTCCGCCTCTGCTGGCGTCGCCAAGGAGAAAATCGAGACTCCAGCCGGGCGCGCACGTATTCGGCTGTGCAGCTGTTGGCCACGATAAAAAATCATGATTGGGAGGGAACCCTGTCCGAGAAGGTTGACCGGGAGCGGTCCGAGGGTGTAACGCACCTTCTTCTCGTCCAGAATGATGACGACCGCATTATCTACGCCGCATTGGTTCCGCTGTCTGAGATCCTTCCTATTTGGATCGCCCAGCGAGACATCAGCTCACGCCTAATCGATCAGGGTCGGCTCGGCCGCAGAAGAAAAAACCATGCGATGAATGGATCGAGCCCCACGCTGTGGTTGCAGGACGATCAAGCTCCCGAGGTGGCGGAAGCACTTTGGAATCATCCGGGAGTCCGGGATGTTGCGAAAATGGAACTGCAAGCTGCAATGTCTGTCGGCCTGTCCGACGAAGAAGCAAACCGGGCCGGATTGGATGATGGTGGAAACTACAGCCCCGAAGAGGGTGACCAACGACAGGTAGTTGAGCGACAAATTCGCGAACGCCGGGGACAGCAGGGTTTTCGAGATGCCTTGCGTGAGCGGCACGGGGACCGCTGCCTGGTAACTGGATGCACGGTTCTGGCAGTGCTGGAGGCGGCGCACATTAAGCCATACCAAGGCGAAAACGACAATCATCCCGAAAATGGACTGTTGCTCAGATCGGATATTCATACGCTGTTTGACCTCGACTTGCTCGGGATTGAACCCGATCAGTTGAATTTGGAGTTGCACCCAAGTCTCGCCAGGGAATATGGCGACATCACAGGAACAACGCTCGGTTGCGCGGCTGAGCACCGACCGTCGCGCAAAGCCCTGGACCTCCGATACAGACAGTTCCAGCGCCGACTTAGTCGCCCGATATGAACTTTTTCGTCTGGTAGAACCTCAGCTATCACCTGCGCTCCCGCTGACCTGATGACGCCGGAAAGGCGTGCCGTCTATGCCACGCTGTAGGTGATGGCACCGCTCACGCGGACCCCGACCTTAAAATCGCTCTTTTTGTTGGGTTCGAATGGCCCGGTTTCCTTCTTGACGATGTAACCGAACCCGGTGATCGTCAGCACGGTTGCTCCGGACGCCGGCGCGGTGATCTTCCAGGGGAAGACAGTCAGTGCGACCGCCAGCACGTCGATGTTCTGCTGCGACGCGTCGCCGGTATAGTTTCCCGTCAGTTCGATCGTGCCGGGCTTCAGCATTCCGGGAATGGATTCTTCGCTTGTATTGGGGGAAAGAAGGTGCGTGACATCGATCTCGCCGACGGTGTAGTCGGCGAAGTTGATGGTCGCGATTTCGGAGAGAACTGTATAACCTGTCGGGCTTGCGGCGTCGCCAATGTAGAACTTGGACCCGTAGCCGAGCTTTGCTTTCGATGCAGCCATGTGATGCTCCTTCGGTTCAGATGAGAATTGCGACTGTTGCGGCGGGGGCTAGCTGTTGGACCAGACTTCGTACTCCAGCATCCGCCGGTACGTCCGACGAGCGTCGTCGAAGAAATCCCGTTTGTTGATGCGGAAGATCCCCTGCACGACCGTGTGGTCGGGATCTCCCAGAGTTCCGGCGTATCCATTCAGAACCGCGTCGATCGCCGCAGCCAGAAGCACGGCTTGCTCTCGCGTGTTGGCATAGCAATCAACCTGCACGTTCCACGACCCGAGGTCGACCGGCCCGGCCAGCGCATAGTCTGCTGAATCGGCGACCGTCGTGTAGCTCCAGCTCGGCAGCGGCTGATCCTTGGGCAGCTCGGCGAGAAAACCGCCCGCTGCCGCGATGGCTTTCACAGCAGGTGTGCCCTGCACCATGAGGACGAAACCCTGCTCGATCATTTGCCGAGCGTCTCCACACCCTTCCTGATCTCGTCCGTGAATACTTCCTGTGCGCGGTTCTTCGCCTGTTCAAACGCGGGGCGCATGAACGGCTGCGCCGCGCCGTGGATCGAGCCAAACTCGACTAAGGACGCCCAGACCGCCGGCGAGTCGGGACCTTTCCCCTTGCCGCGGCGGATGCCGACACGGGCGACGCCGGATTCCTGTTTGCCCGACAGTTTCACGCTCATGTCAATGGCGTCCCGCAGTTCTCCCGGTCGGCGGCGCCGGGTCGCCTTCGCGAGAACTGGCGCATTCTTCTTCGCGGACGCTTCGAACAGTTCGGCCCCGGCCACGAGTGCCTTGCGCAGTGCCCGCTTCGCGAGTTTGGGGCCCGCCTGCGAAAGGGCATCCTCGACGCCTTTCAGCCCGACGATTTCGACTGTCACTTCCATGGCGGCTTTATTCCGCTCCTGCGATTGCCAGGCACGTTAGTTCCATCACGGCGTTCAGTTCGAGTACATTCCGAATCGCCTGGATTGCGTAGCGGCCATTCGGCGCCTGCAGTTGCATGTTCGGCTGGACGCGGGCGTCGTAATACATCGAAACGATGACGGGCAACTGAGTGATGCTCTGCCCACTGCGGATTACGTCGGTCCCCTTCATCGGCTCGATCTTTGCCCATGCCGAGGTCACAGGGGCAAGCACGGTATCGGTCCCGGCCGCATTCACAGTTGGGGTCTCCGCCAGAACCGTCACGCGGTGGCGAAGTTCGCCAGCGTTCAGAGTTGGCCAAATCATTCAGCGTGCCCGAACCAGCGATCCGTAGGAAAGGCAGGCCGTAACCGCGTAGGGATACTCAGCGGTCGCGGCCATTCCTTTTTCGAAGGGCAGACGATTGTGATACCAGTTGTTGATCAGCAGCTTCATCCCGTTCTTCACCCGTGCACCTGCATCGCTCCAGAACGGCGAAGCGGACGCATAGCCGCTGGTGAAGCGGATCAGGATGGCCGACGACGGCCAGGTTGCAAACGTCGGCCACGTCTTGTTGTAGGGAGGTGACACGAAGCCGGGATGCCGCGACGTATCGACGATGAAGTCGCTGTTCTCGACCATGACCGTGACTGCGCCGGTCGAGTCCTTGTATTGGAAGAGATCGACCGAGGCCAGCGGGTCCCCCAGTTCGATTCGGTAGTTGAACCAGTAGTCGAGGCTGAGATCGAACTGCTTCCGGATGAGATCCCGGCCTTGCAAGATCTCCGCTTGTTCGCGTGCAGCCGCGATCAGGCTCATCAGTTCGTCGTCTTCGGCCTGGTCAACAGGCGACCGGTCCGGCAGCCGAAGATACGACTTCACCTCGGCCAGCGTCAGGATCTCGCTGAAGGACTGCGGAGGCGAACCCTCGGTCAATGACAGCGAGCCGAACGCACTCAGCGCGCCATAGAGACCGAGGTTTCCGTATGCGCCGTAAGGACCTATTCCGCCGAACGGTGGGAACACAGAGCCTCCAGTCGTAAGGGGCCCGCCCAGCGGAACGCGGCTTCGGGCGGGAAAAGATCACCGATCACCATGTGGCAGTATTCGTCTTCGAGTGTGTTGTGGGGATCGACTGCGTTATAAAAGTGGAATTTTCGGACTCGATCCTGGCGATGCAGGTAGCCGTAGTGCAGAAGCCGGACGGGAATCGGCGTGATCTGCGACAACAACTGTGCCGGTGCCGAGGAACAATGAAAGTTGCCACCATGCTCGGTGCGCCGGAACGTCAAATCGCGGGACGTCAGGCGGAAGAGCGAAGGCCGGCGGAATTCCTTGTACCAGCGGTCCACACGCACCTGATCCTCGCGGTCCCACAGATAGACGATGTGCATCGAGCAGCAAACTGTCCCAGATGCGGCCGCCATCAGGAGCGCGGGAATATCGTCCGGGGGCAGCGCTTCGTCCCCATCAACCATCAGGCAGTAGTCGCCGACTGCCGCTCCGGTCTCCCAAGCCTTTTCGAGCAGGTAATCCTTGTCGCGGGCCTCGTGGATTCCGTCGAAAGGCGAGCGGAAGACCTGGCATCCGAGTGACTCGCAGATCTCGGGCGTGCCATCGGTCGAATGGTCGTCAAGGATCAGAATGCGCCCGCAGACAGGCTGGATCGATCTCACGACACGCTCAATCCAGCGAGCTTCGTTTTTGATCCTGAGAAGTCCGACGATCATGCTGCGGCTCCCCATTTCGCATCAAAAAGCGCCTTGTTCTTCGCGAAGCTCCGCGGGTTCGAGGGGTCGCCGCGGAACGAACTGGTCAGGTGCCCGTGATCCACGAAGCAGTGGTCGAACACACCGACCTTGAGCCCGACCCGGCGGATGGCTTCGCAGTAGTCGAGGTCTTCCACGCCATAGTCGAGGCAGTACCTTTCGTCCAGCAAACCGACCCGGTCAATCGTGCGGCGAGGGATCAGCACGCACACGAACGCGATGTGCGGGACCTCGCGCAGCCCGATCCCATGCGGCCGCTGTAGGGGCTGGCCCGTCACATTCGTCACCGCTCCGATGGCCCCGTACTCCGGGTGAAGTTCCGCAACGCGCTGCATTGCCGCGAATCCGCCTGCGCTTTCGAGCAGGGCGTCGTCATTCAGCAGGATCACGTCGTCCGAGCCAGCAGCCCGAATCCCGAGGTTGCAGTTTCGCGCATAGATGAAGGGCTTCACTCCCTCAAGGGCAATCACAGGTGTCCAGCCGGGCTTCGGGTGAAGCGATAGATCCGGAGTGTCATCGACGATGACGATTCGCGCCTCCGGTTCGTGCCTGCGCACGGCCTCGACGCACGGGATCAGGTTCGCCGCCGTTCTGCTCGGGATGATTACGGAAAGATTCATTAACTTGAACAGAAATCTGTG